CGGAAATCCAGTACTGGTAGCTGATCTACAGACTTTTAAAGATGAAATCATAGACAGGTACTTTACTGCTACCTATGAATATTATGAAGACTATCAAAAGATTAAATCTAGTAGAACAGTTGAAAAGTTATTGGATGTATGACCCAAGGCGTACTAATATTTGCCCACAACAGCCCTGACATTGATTATGGTCTAATGGCCACAATTGCAGGTGGACTTGCCAAAAAAAATCTAGGTGTTCCGGTAAGTCTTGTAACTGACTTAGGTACACTAGCATGGCTAAAAGAATCCGGCACATTGATTAAGGCACAAGCAGTCTTTGATCAAATTATAGAAGTTAACAAACCATACACCAAAAATGTAAGAAATCTGCACGATGGATTTGAAAGCAAGATTATTCCATTTGTAAATTCAAATAGATACAGTGTTTGGGAACTTAGCCCCTATGATCAAACACTGTTAATAGATAGTGATTATCTAATCTTCTCCAACAAGTTAAATGAGTATTGGTCAGTAGATGCTCCTATGATGATGGGCCACAGCATGACAGATCTTACTGGAGAGCGTGGCGGCATTCTAGACGGTCGTGTAAGCGAAACCGGCGTACACATGTTCTGGGCCACAACAGTGATGTTTGACAAGAGTGCAGAAAGTGAATTCTTTTTTAAACTGGTAGACTTTGTCAAAGATCACTATGTTTACTATGCTGATCTATTCCGTTTTAATTCCAAGCAATTTAGAAACGACATTGCCTTTAGTGTTGCTAAACACATTATGAATGGATTTGAAACTGAGTTTGCCTATACACTTCCTCCGATCCTTACTGTGTTTGATAAAGATATTTTGCACACGGTTGACAACGATAGACTGACATTCCTAGTCAGCCAACCTAATGATGTTGCAGGCTTTTGGGCTGCTACAACCAAGGGTACTGATGTTCATATTATGAATAAACAAAGCATAATCAGAAACGCCGATCGTCTTCTGGAGTTAATATGAACTTTGGATATCTAATATTTGTAGCAGCCCATCCCGATATAGACTATCTTAAATTGGCCTATGCGCTAGCTCTAAGTATCAAGAACACGCAGAAGCCAGGATATGACCAAGTAGCATTAGTGATCAACGACAAAACACCAGTTGAAAGTTTAACTAGTCCTTGGGTGTTTGACAAAGTTATAGAGTGGCCTGAACAGAAGTTCTGGGATGGTCGTAGTTGGATGGATCAAGTTACACCTTGGGAACATACAGTTTGCCTAGATGCCGACATGTTGTTTCTTAGAGATTACAGCCACTGGATTGACTACTTTGTAGAAAATACAGAACTTTATATTGCTAATCGTGCATATACATTTAGAGGTGAAGTGGTTACTAGTGATGCATACCGTAAGGCATTTACTAAAAATGATTTGCCTAATCTGTATTCAATGTGGACATTCTTCAAGAAAGACAGCGGTAAAGAATTCTTTGAACTAGCACGGCAGATTTTTATTAATCCACAGGAATTTAAAAATCTCTATCTAAGCAATCATGTTCCTAAAGTTGTAGGCACAGATGAAGCGTTTGCCCTAGCGGCAAAACTGTTAGACATTGACAGTGAAATAGCCTATCCTTTAGATTTTCCTAGAGTAGTACATCTAAAACCAAAAGTGCAGAACTGGCCATGGGATGCAGATAGGGTAACTGATCAAGCGGGATTCTATCTCAAAGGTGACGGCAGCTTAAAGATTGGTAATTATCAACAGACTGACATTGTGCATTATGTTGAAAAAGACATCATTACAGACGAGTTGGTCAGTATGTTAGAGGAGATAGCATGGAAGAAAAACTAGATCTTGCTCCTTTTGACGAGTGGATAAAAACACTAGAGGTTCCCGAAGAAACTTACTTCTTTGAGTTTGATGCAGATGGCAATGTTGTTGCACTACATCCCGGACCGTCAGTTGATCATATCAAAAACAAAATACAAGTTGACCTTGATGTTGCCCTATCAATTTATGAAAGGGGTGAAACTCTAAGGCACTACAAAGTGGATGTTATATCTGGTAGAGTTATAAAAGTAAATCTTGCCAGTATAACGGGTCTTACTAAAATAGACGATGTACTACACAGGGTAATTGATAAAAAATGGAGTAAAATTTCTAAACCCGATGTCAGTATAGAATATGCTAGAGTAGAAGCTCTATTGACATTTAAGATCAATCCTTTATTAAAAACTATAGAATGGCAAGGTGATCAAGACATGGTATTTTTAATAACAGAATACAATGACCCTAATGTATTACAAGAAATGATTAGCTTCAATGTCAACGAACTAGTAAAGTATCCACAGAGATTTACACTAGTGTTGCCGGCAAAGTTTAGCATTTACACACGACGAATTTTTGACAAGTATACCTATGAAGACATTAGAACTTGATATTGTTTTTCTAAGTTATGATGAGCCCAACGCTGATCAACACTACGCTGACCTGTGTAACAAGGTGCCTTGGGCCAAGCGTGTACACGGAGTCAAAGGCAGTGATGCAGCACACAAGGCCGCAGCAGAACTAAGCGAAACCGATTGGGTCATTACTGTAGACGCAGACAACATTGTAGACAATAGATTTTTCAATCTAGGGTTTGATCCTGATAACAAGGACATACAGGTCTACAGTTGGTTGGCTAGAAATCGTATCAATGGATTGTTATACGGCAACGGCGGTCTAAAGATATGGCGTAAAGATTTCATCCTTAACATGAAGAGTCATGAGGCTAGCGACAACGATCGTGCGCAGGTTGATTTTTGTTGGGAAGATGGTTACAAACAGTTTGCTGAATGTTACAGTGAAACAGTAATTACAGGTTCACCGTTCCAAGCATGGAGAGCAGGATTCCGTGAAGGTGTAAAAATGACCCTACTCGACGGAGTTCGTATTCCAGCAGATGAAATTAAAGAACGCATCTGGTGGCATAATCTCCATAGACTTAAAGTTTGGAGCACTGTTGGCGCACACGAAGAAAACGGCCTATACGCTGTCCATGGTGCAAGACTAGGGCAATGGATGACTAATTGTACTAAATGGAATTATGTTGATGTGCGAGATTTTGAGATCTTAAAAAATATCTACAATGAAAATGTCAATCATGGTAACTTAGAACATGATATAAAAGATCTAGGCGTAAAAATTAAACAAGGTATGGCATTTGATTATCCTTATCTAGACGCAGCTCAAAGCAAGTATACTCTAGATCTCTACGAAGAAACAATTAAACTCACTAACACCTACCTAAGATGATCTACGATATTTTTTATGTAAGCAAACAACAAGTTGATGTTGACAGCTGGCAACAGTTTCGTCAACGGTTTCCCAGCGCACAAAAAATTGAGAACATACAATCCATCGATGATGTAAAGAAAAAATCATTTACAAAATTCTTTTGGTTAGTTTGGGATGATCAAGAAATCCTTGACGATTTTAACTTTGACTATCGTGTTGAAAAATGGGATGAGCAATATATTCATACTTTTAAAACTCAATACAAAGATATAGAATATTACAGAGCCGGAGTGTGTTTATTTCCTAAAAATTCATCTGTATCGCAGAAAGAATTTGATTTTAGATTTTTTATCAATAAAAAAGAAATCCCCACAATCGCTAGTAAGTTTAAATTTACCACGTACAAAAAATATCATATAAATTCTTATGAAGAATATTTAAAAATTTGTGAACATGAGACACAGTCATTATTTTGGTGTATATGGAATGATATAGAAATTATTGATAATTCTATATTTGATTTACATTTTGATCCGTTAGATAGTAAGTGTGATTATGATCGAAGTATAAATCATGTGTTTAAAAACGACAAGTATTTTGATGGTCTAATGCTGGCCAGCAAAAATAAAGTTTTAATGGAAAAAGAATTTAAGTATAGGTTTCCTATAGAAAAGAAAGAATGGAATATTGTTGCTAGTATGCCTAAACCTTACGATGTTATGTTTATAAGTTATAATGAGATTAATGCAGATTCTAATTATGAAAAGTTAAAATTAAAAAGACCCGATGCTAAAAGAGTACACGGAGTTAAAGGTATACACAATGCCCACATAGCTGCGGCAAAATTAGTCACAACAGAAATGTTCTGGGTAGTAGATGCCGATGCAGAATTAGTAGAGGACTTTAATTTTGAAATAGAATATGTTCCTCATTATGATGCCGGTAATAAGTTAGAGCAAACTTCAACAGTTCATGTGTGGACCAGTCAAAATCCCATTAACGATCTTGTATATGGATACGGCGGAGTTAAACTATTGCCAACAAAATTAACTTTAGAAATGAATACAGAATCTGTGGACATGACAACCAGTATTAGTAACAAGTTTAAGGTAGTTAACAAACTTAGTAATATAACAGCATTCAATACCGACGAATTCAACACCTGGAAAAGTGCATTTAGAGAATGCGTAAAACTAACCAGCAAAGTAATAGATAAAAATTATCAGGTTGAAACTGAAGATCGACTTCGTAGATGGTGTAGGACAGGAAAAGATAGACCATTTGGAGAATATGCACTAGGCGGTGCAAGATTTGGATATAGGTATGGAATGAAATATATTTCTAATAAAGAAAAATTAGCAATGATAAATGATTTCGAATGGATACAAGAAATATATTCAAAATGGGAAGAAGTTTTCCTAAAATGGAAAAATAAAAATGCGGGCTAATGTAGATAAGATTAAACGGTTTATTCCTATTATGGATGCAATTAGTCCTACTTTCTGTATGGCTAAATGGCATCATACTACAATTTATCTGCAGACCGGAGAAACACATAGTTGCTATCATCCTCGTCCACATAAAATTCCCCTAGAAGAAGTTATTATTGATGCCAGTGCCTTGCATAATACCAGCCAAAAGAAATTAGAACGACTGGAAATGTTAAATGGCGGTAAGCCCAGCGGTTGTCAGTATTGCTGGAATATTGAAAATATGGGAGATAATTATGTCAGTGATCGAAAAGAAAGAAATGTTACAATATACACACCTGAAAGATACATGCAAATTAAAAAAGGTTCTTGGGATCAAAATATAAATCCTGAATATATTGAAATTAGTTTTGGTAACGAATGTAATTTTAAATGCGGATACTGTCATCCTAAACATAGCAGTGCATATCATAAAGAGATCAAAGACTTTGGGCCATATACCTCAGTTAAAAATCACCGCAATGATATTGATTGGTTCAAGGTATATGAAGAAGAAACTAATCCCTATGTAGAAGCATGGTGGCGTTGGTGGCCCGAAGTTAGTAAGACTCTTAATATCTTACGCATCACAGGTGGCGAGCCTTTACTGCAATCTAGTACTTGGCGACTATTAGAAGACCTTGATAAAAATCCCTTGCCTAATTTAGAATTAAACATCAATAGCAATTTTGGTATAAAGCCTATTTTGATTGATAGACTAGTAGAGCGTGTAAACAAACTAATAGAAGAAAATAAAATCAAAAGTTTTAAAATGTTTACCAGTATCGATACCTGGGGAACTCCTGCTGAATATATTAGAACAGGGCTTGATCTAGAAGTATGGGAAAGAAACTTTGACAAGTATATGTCTGAAACAAAATTACCAATTACATTTATGATTACTTTTAATATTCTATCAGTGACTACTTTTCAAAGTCTCCTAGAAAAAATATTAGAATGGCGTAAAAAATACAAATTTGTTACCGAACATAAAGTTAGATTTGATACCCCATACTTAAAAGAACCATTGCAGTATGACATGAATATTCTACCTAAAGATGAATTTATGCCATATATGTATAGTCATTTACAATTTATTAAAAAGAATGTTAATGATAAAAATGTTGAAAAATTCAGTAGTCTAGAATACGAAAAGTTTAGGCGTGTAGTTGATTACATGGAAGCTACCGTGTATTCAAATGAACGAATTAAAGAAGGGCGTAAAGATTTTTATAATTGGTTTACCGAATACGATCGTAGGAGAGCAGTAGACTTTGTTACCACATTTCCTACAATGATAAATTTTTATAACAGTTGCAGAGATGAGTAAAAAGATTAATTTAGCCTATGAATGGCTTGGCCCAAACGGTCCATTGTCAAATAATAGAATGCCCACTATTGCTGATCTTATGACTGCATCAGTGGACTACCATTTTCCGCAAATAAAAGGCGATCTGTTTCAGAAACCGCACTTTCATTCTAGGATAGTTGACTCTAGGATAGTACCTACATACAAACTTCCTCAAGAATGTTTTTTGTATGAATTAAACTGG